ATGGTTAGCCTGCAAAAATCATTTTAAGTGATCATAGCTATTGTATCCGCATGTAATGTAGTGCCTGTTATAAATGAACTGCAAGAACTAAAGAAATCAAGAGCCATCTGTATTTCAGTAGAGTGTTGTCCTTGAAGATAAGCTGGATAGCATTCATCCGCCTGGGCCGGCTCCTATAATGTAATATAGTGTGATAAAAGATCTGCACTACTCTACCGTACTCTTCACATGCATAAACCGAAATAACAGTAAGACTGAATTTGTATTATTTATGTGTAGCTATAGTATAAGCTATTCTATTGAAGGTGCTGTTTATAAATAACTCTATATAATCGAATGGAATCTTTTAAAAAGTATTTTTTCCTCTTGTATTGTTAAACAAACAGTCTATACTAACTTACAGATGAGCTTCTTGTTGGTTTACAACGAAGGAGGTCATATAATGTTCATTCTTTGCATAATTAGTCAAAATCTAGCATTTTCCTTTTTTAACAATATTATATCTTTTCGATGTATTCACCTTTCAGGTAATAGACAAAATGATCTTAATACTATTCCTAGAAGTAGTGCTGTAGAAACTAACATTCCTCACTGACATGTGTCTCTATCAATGTTTTTCATCACTATTCAACATGAACCCAAAGTGTACTCATAAATGGGGATACCTTGGTGATATTCCATTTACCTAGGCAGTATAGCTAAATCTGTATCAGTTTTTTCTTTTTAGTAAGTCTGGAGGTAGACATGAAAGTCGGAAACCTGGATTTTGCTGAATATGCTTTGCGAAAACCAATTGGTTATTCTCCGAAAGGAGAATTTATTGGGATTCAGGAATTAAATGCCGCTCCTAGCCTAAGGCTTGGATCTTTGCACTCTCTTAGTGCAGAACAACAAGTCAAACTAGTTCTTAAGCGTTATGAACTAGAGCCGGATTTTAAATTGGGTTTTTTTGGTACTGGGACATTTACAAAAGACGAAGTCATAACACAAATAAAAGAAAAAACAGCATATGGCCAAATATTCCTTCAAGCCGAGGTGGAATACTGTAATCAATTGATTGCATCTCTTTCGGCTAAAGAAATTGCTGAATGGCCGAAAATACCAAAAATTCTCCCTCCAAAAATTCCAGATTGGAAGGAGATTAAGAAGTATCTATTTATTAAAGTGCAAAATCAAGTATTGTTCTGTGAAAACACAACTGATGCGGTAACAAAAAAATTCGCAGAATATCGTATTCAAGAAGTTCACCCCGTATTTATAAAAAGAGGATTTCGAATAAAGGTATTACAAGGTACGGAGGATATCAGATCCCTATTTGTAGATCCGGCTAAGGCGTCTATTACTGTATACCTTTCTGGAATAGGTCATGGAAGTTACACATGTTATACTGGTCATGGCGGTGACCACATTCTTGAGGTTGGCGGTTATGCTTCCAGCGAGGTAAAAGGAAAAGCTATTCATTTTCTAAGCTGTCAAACTGGAGCAAAATTGGGGCCTGATACTGTTTCAAATGGTTCAAAGTGTTATGCCGGCTACACGGAGAACTTTACATTTGTATGGGATCAACTTCCATTATTCCAAAAAACTGACAGCACTTTTGATGTTATTATGGCTCTTGGAGAAGATGCCCAACATGCCTATCAAAAAACAATAGATGCATTTAATGCAGCTATTCAATCCGTTCCTGGTACTGCAGCTGCTACATGGCTTACTTGGGATCGTGATCATCTAAAGTTGAGTGGATCTGGTACCAGTAAAATTACACCATATCGATTTGTACGAGTTCTCTTACCTTTCGTGAACCCCTTAGAACAGGATGCGCTTGTTTCAGCAGGTCAACTTGTTGAAACAGATGAGGAAGGAGAGTAAAGTCTTTATTATTGCTTTTTTTGTATAATAGAAACGGCTGTTGATTTATCAACAGCCGTTGAAGCCAAATGAAGGTATACCAATGACATTACCAAGTATAGATGATGCAAATGCAAAAAAACCTCTTTGTTATGATCCTATACGGAAAAAATACATTACGTATTATGAGATTGTATCCAAACAAGAAAAAATAATACCGATAGAAGAATTATCATCATTAGAATTAAAATTATTAGTTATAGAAAGGCAAAAAACTGGTCCGGATTACTCAGTACAGTCGATAAGTGGACCTTCTCTTTCTCGCAATGATGTGATAGATGCAATAATTAGTGATGATCCAATTGGACGAATGACTGTGGAGGCAGAAAGAGCGTATTTACACGATTTATTAAATCAAATAGCTTTAGGATTAGAATAGCATTAGCAATAAAAAGACTTTATATAGTTCGCGGGTTGACGTTTTATTAATACTATGACAATTATAAGCATAACAGGTTTATCTTAATAGGAACGTTCCTCCTAACGCCCTACAAGAAACTTGCCAAGCTACGAGAGCTGGATAATCCAGAGCGACGCCTTCGTGTTGTACAAGGCGTTATCCTCGAGGCTTGGCTGTAATACAACCAGAGCCTCTCCTGTAATGGAGCTCTGGTGCCCAAGAAACCTGCTCGCCTTTGTCGTATCCCCTCATGTCCGAATCTCACTACAGACAGGACCGGCTATTGTTCTGCTCATTCATATCTCTATATCCCATTCGTACGGCGCCAGGATCGTCGCCCCTCTGCTGCTCGCCGCGGCTACGGTCACGGATGGCAGGCTATACGCATCGAAGTGCTCCGGGTACACGGTATCCCCGAGTCCGAGATGCACCGCTACGACGTCGACCACAACCCGCCCTATAACCCGCTCGTAGAACCCGACCATCGCAAGTACAAGCTCATCCCCCGGCTGCACAGCGATCACTCGCAGAAGACCTCGCGAGAGAATCATGGCTGGGGCGGAGCGCGCCCCCAAGGGGGAGTTAAATCTTTACAGCCTTCGAACATAGACCGCCGCGATGAGTCAACTTTTTCCACGCAAGAGTTTTTACTTAAGGGGTCCTCCGAATGAAGCGCGGTCCGACCCCCGGAATGTCTGGATGGACGAAGCCAGAAGACGCAGTAACGGCGACGCCTAGAGCGCCAGCCTTTTTGGGTAAGTACGGTAAGGCAATGTACCGGACCGTAACTGAGGCTCTAATACCGCATGGTCTCCTAGGGGGCCGCGATCTGCCCGGGCTCGAGCTCGCATGCTCAGCGTACAACGTCGCCCGTGAGTGCCTCGAGGCTGTGGCCTTTGAGTACGGCGATGACGGTAAGAAGCGCAAGCGCAACTTATCAGTCTACCTTCGTGGGAAGACGAGCCAGAATATCCCCGAGCTTACGAACGCAACGAAACTCCTTACGGCGGCTCGCGGGCTCCTCGCCGAGTACGGTCTTACGCCGGCGAGTCGATCGCGTATCGGTACTCCTGTCGATCCAAAGAACCAGGCCCCTGACGACATGGAGGGACTCCTTGAGGCAGATTGATGCGCAGCTCGTCGCGCTTGCCCTGGTGGTGGTCATGCACCCTGTAACTGGCTACGCCCACGACGTACTTGAAGGGCGGGTTGTAACCTGCCGCTACGTGAAGCAGGCCTGTAAGCGTCACCTGTCCGATCTCAAGCGCCAGGGTACCGCGAGCTTCCCGTATCAATTCGACGAGGCTAGGGCTAACCATGCGATCGCGTTTGTCGAGCAACTCCGGCACACCAAGGGCAAGTGGGCCAGCCGGTATGGCGGCCGCGATACTCGAATTCGTCTCGAGCTCTGGCAGAAGTTCCACATCGGTTCGATCTTTGGCTGGCGTCGGTCGGATGGGACGAGGCGCTTCCGCCGCGCATACATCGAGGTCGCCCGCAAGAATGGGAAGACGACCGAGGGCGCCGCAATCGCGAACTACGTTTTCTTCGCTGACCGTCCCCGCGAGGAGGGGCCCGAGATCTACTTCGCTGCGACGAAGCAGGAACAGGCCGCGCTCGGTTGGCGGGAGGCGCAGATGCAGATCCTCGGGCATCCGACGCTCGCGAAGCTGGCCAAAGTTTACGAGTCGAAGCAGATCATCACGATGCGTTCAACCAAGGCGGCCCGTATGCGACCGCTCGGCCGCGACTCGAAAAGCGAGGATGGCCTCAACCCACACTTCGCCCTAATCGACGAGTACCACGCGCACCCCGACGGCTCGCTAATCGAGGTGCTCGAGTCTGGCATGGGAGCTCGCCGGCAGCCGCTGACCCTCATTATCACCACGGCCGGCACGAACATGATGGGCCCTTGTTACCAGCAGGAGCACTCGATGGCGATTGGAATTCTTGAGGGCTCGATCGGTGTTATTCCTGAGGATACATTCGCGATCATTTACACCTTGGACCAGGGAGACGACTGGACCGATCCGGACGTCTGGATCAAGGCCAACCCGAACCTCGGCGTCTCGGTAAACCCCGAGTACATCGAGTCCCGTGTGAAGCTCGCGTTGGCATCGCCGGCCAAGCAAAATGACATCAAGACCAAGAACCTTAATGTCTGGACTCAAGCCGCGACCAGGTGGATTACTGACGAGCGCTGGCTGGCCTGCAAAGGCTCGTATACCGAGGACGAGCTCCTCGGGCGCCGCTGCGTGATGGCGTTCGACCTGTCGAGCACGACGGACCTGACGGCGATAGTCCTCGCGTTCCGGCCGACGATGCCCGGCGAACGCTGGCGCTTCGTGTACCGCTTCTTCATGCCCGAGGAGAACCTCCTCGAGCGCGAACGCGAGGACAAGGTCCCGTACACGCAGTGGGCGGAGCAGAGCCTCATCATCACAACACCCGGCAACATCATCGACTACGACTTCATCGAACAGGAGATCTGCGCGCTCGGCGTCCGCTATGTCATTGACGAGATCGTCTACGACCCGTGGAAGGCGCAGGAGATCGTGAACCACCTCTCTGGCCAGTTCACCATGGTCCAGTGCGCGCAGCGCTACAACCCGATGGCGCCGTATTCGGACACGTTCGAGAAGAAGGTCCTCGCTCGCGAGGTCGAGCATGACGGCAATCTGATCATCCGCTGGATGGTCGCTTGCACCGAAGTCAAGAGCGACCGGCAAGGGAACATCATGCCGATGAAGCCAAGGCGGGAGACGACCGGCAAGCGCATCGACGGTGTCGTCGCTTCGGTAATGGCGCTCGGCCGCGGCGTAGTGCTCGTCGAAGCCGAGCCGAGTGCGTACGAAGAGAGGGGGCTTCTCACGATATGAGCAAGCTGAACGCGATGCAGCGCCTGGCGCTCAGGATAGTCAACCGCCTCGATCGATCAGAGCTGTCGGAGCTCCTACTCGGTTCTCCGAGCGCGAGCGGCAAGGCGGTAAACCATGAGAGCGCGCTCGCGGTGTCGACCGTCTTCGCCTGCGTACGTATCCTCTCGGAGACGATCGGATCGCTCCCGCTCCACGTCTATAAGCGGCTCGATGGTGGGGGTAAGGAACGGGCCTACGCGCATCCGCTGTACGACGTCTTGGCTACCAAGCCGAACGCCTGGCAGACCTCGATGGAGTGGCGCGAGCAGATGGTCGAGCACCTGGCGCTCCGCGGGAACTACTACGCGGCGATCCTCCGCCACGGCGACGACTACGTCGACGA